CCTCCTTTTAATCCCTCCTTTTGATCCCTCCTTTTGATCCCTCCTTTTAATCCCTCCTTTTGATCCCTCCTTTTGATCCCTCCTTTTGATCCCTCCTTTTGATCCCTCCTTTTGATCCCTCCTTTTGTTTTGTTATATATTATTTTTTTTGCAAAATAATATACACCATTATAAAATGTAGTAAATTGACATCCAAAATGCTAATAAACCAAATGAAAAGTAAAGTTGAAATGCGTTTTTATTAAATGTAAAAGTGATTAAAACTGCCAATAATATTAAAAAAAGTGGACTCAGAGAGCAATATAATCTGTTTCTGTATTCCATTTTTTGGTAATAATTCATTGACAATCTAGATTTTCTCTCGACGACTGCTTCGTGAGAACTGCATAAATTATAAACACCAAAAACAATCAATAAATTGATTCCAAACCACATAATAAATTTTGATTTGTTTTCGATTTTGAAAACCATTATACATTTGGACGAGGTTTTGTTGGTATATTTTTTTGCAGAAAATAATATATCAAAACAAGGAGGGGTCTAAGGGGAACGCAGAACATCCCTTTAAGGGAAGGGGTCGTAGGGGGTAAGCGGTACGCGGATCCGTAGGTTCCCCTTTTACTTACCGATCTGATCCGACGCGCCTAAAGCATTTCCGCCTCGAGTCGTCAACATCCGAATATCTTCCGGGGACAAGCAAATGTTTCCCTTGGAATTCGTGTATCCATACGGTTTGCAACTGGTGTTGGACTCATTGTTGTACATAAATCCAATGATTTTCTCGTCGCCGTAGGCGCCCGATTGCACACCTTTGAATCCAACCACTTTCAGGGCGGGGGATTCGTCCTCCGGAGTTGAAGGAAGACTGGTTGTCGTGTTCATTGGACCAAAAGCCTCTGCTCCTGCAATCGTAGTCATTGGTGCTTTGGACCTAAATGCTTTCGCAACTTTATTATATCCACCCATCACAACTTTTTTATACCCATCCGTGTCAAAATTCTCAATTGGTGCTTTGGACCCATCCAACAGACTAAATGCATCTGCTCCAGCATACTGCTTCTTCTCGTTCTCATCTCTTGCATCAAATCTCTCTTTAATTTCCGCAAATCCCTCATAAGGATACTCTTTCAAAGACCCTGTCGCCGAATATCCAACAATGCCACTGTTTGCCAACATTGCCGCGATAAAAATGACTAAAAGTAATCCAACAATGCTTAATAATCTTGTGTCCATCTTTTATAACTAATAAGCAGATAAAATTATTTAGGTCCAGATTTTACTTTATCGGATAATCCAGCGTTTATTTTCCTAATTTTTACCGGATTTTCAGAATTTTTTGATATTTCAACTAAATAGGGCTGAATATTTTTGTCGTTCAAATAATTTTTTATTTTGTTATAATTTTCCAGCATTTGTTCTCGTTTATCTTCCCAATCTTTTGTATACGTGTTTTTAACCAATGCATCCACTAAATTGTTTCCCAAATCAATTGCAAACTGAACATTGTTATTGATCGAGTTTTCAAAATCGGTTTTCAAGGTTCCAACATTGTTTTCAATTTCACCATACATTGTGTAAATTTTTTCAAACAACGGTTGTATTGTTTGAAAGATATTTTGTGCGGTTTTTATTTCTGGCGAATCTTTTTTTTTTAACTCATTATAATATGCATCTATTTCCTTTATTTTTTTTTTAATTTCATCGAGAAGCTGATTGGATGTGTTTACTTTTGTTTCAAAATCTTTGGTTAAACTGCCAAGTTCATTTTTTTTAGTGATTTTTTCGGTTAAACATCGGTCTCTGCTTGTCTTGTCAAAATACATTGCAATTGGGTTTTCACAATGGGTGTTCAAATCTTTAGATACGTCAATTTGGAACCGCACAAACAATACCGAATATGCAATTAAAAACCCAATAACGACGAATGTCGTAATAATAATATATATTTGGTTTAACTTCCAGTAATTTGCTACGGGCATATAATAAATAAGTATTTATTATTTGGCTATCCATAACCAGAAGGTGGTGATCCATAACCAGAAGGTGGTGATCCATAACCAGAAGGTGGTGATGATACAGAAGGTGGTGATGATACAGAAGGTGGTGATGATACAGAAGGTGGTGATGATACAGAAGGTGGTGATGATACAGAAGGTGGTACAGAAGGTGGTACAGAAGGTGGTGATCCATAACCAGAAGGTGGTGATCCAGAAGGGGGTCCAGATGTTGAGTCGCATCCAGATGATCCAGATGATTTGTCAAGGCTTCTCCGTAAACTATCATTAAGGAGTTTTGTTCCGCTTGTCGTTCTAAAAATCCCATTACTTACTCGGTTTTGAATAACAAGTCCCGCGATTGTTTTTTGCATACTTTCTTTTAATGCTAAAATATTCGATTGAACCCCCGATACCAAATTTTGTGTACGTGTTTTAATGATTGAATCCACATTTCCAATTTTGTTTGTTAAATCATTCAATTGTTTTTTGGCTGAATCAATTTCATTATTAACTTTACCATTTAATTTATCAATGTATTCTTTTGCGGGATTCACAATATTACTCATCTTGATCTGTTTTCCTGCATTCTCTAAACAGTATTCTAGATTGTTTGCAGTATTTTTTCCATATAACCACGCAAACGGCATAACTTCGGGTCGGCATCGCATTCGATCCCAGTTGTTTCTTACCATAAAAATCTTCTCTATTTGGGTGATTATTAATATAAAAATCGTAAGCAACACTATAAAAATAAAAGTGTCTTTCCATAAATTGTCTTTTACTGTTAAATCAAATATATACGGCATCTTCCAAAGATATATATTTTTTACATATTATTTATTGGTCGAAAGAATTATAACCTCCGCAAAACAACATAAAACCATTTTTTAATTTATTGTATATAATGAATTCTTTTGTGCAAGGTTTGGATATGAAGGCTCTAATGGAGAGCGACGATTATGTCAATAACACCGAGCGCATTCGCCAGGTCAAACACAGCGAGAATATTTTGGAGGACATTGGAAAGCTGTGCGAGCTTCGGAAGAAGCATCCCAATATGCGGATGATGGACGAGTTGGGATACGTGGAGCTGTGTCGCAATACCACGCCCTTTCTCTACAATCATTACACGGATATTTTCAACAAAGTTGTCAAGGACGAACTCAATATGGAGATGATGGTCCGATTCATCTTTATTTTGAAGCAGATTGAGGAGGGGGTTTTGGACCAGTATGATGCGTCGGTCAAAGTGGGAACCATTTTAAAAGAGATGTATGTGGACAGCGCGATGCGTCGTGGGGACAATTTAGATAAGTTGCACGAATCGGATGCACCCACCTTTGTGGAGCCGGTCAAAATGTCGTGGACTGACTTCAAAAATAAAAACAAGTAAAGGGAACTCGTCGTTCCTTTTGATCCCACCCATACTATTTATAGTGTTGGTTCTTCTTTTTTATAAAATAAAACATTATAATATTTTATTTTATGGTTCATTTTATAAAAAAGGGAACGACGAGTTCCCTTTATTTCTCAACAATATATAATATGAATGAAGAGGTCGTCAATATTTTAACCAAAAACCTTGTTCCCAAAGAGTTTGAGAAAAATGTCTTTGGCGAGGTTTTCACGCCCATTCCTTTTATCGAACAAATGTTGGATGCATTGCCTGCGTCCATTTGGAAAGACAAGAGTTTCAAATGGTTCGACCCTGCATGTGGAATCGGCAATTTTCCAATAATCATTTATTACCGGTTGATGAAAACCTTGGACAAATCCATTGTTAGTGATAAGGTTCGGAGTAAGCATATCATAGAGAAGATGCTTTTCATGAACGAAATCAATAAAAAGAACGTCGTTCTCTGCAGAAAACTTTTTGCAATGATTGATCCCTCGGCAAAAATTAATATTGAATGCAAAGATTTCTTAAAACTTTCGGGCAAATACGACATCATTGTGGGAAACCCCCCTTACAACGAAGCCAGAATCAAGGAAACCTCGGACCAACCGCTTTACTCCAAGTTTATTGTGAAGGCAATCGAGATGACTGACAAACTCATGTTCGTGGTGCCGAGTCGGTGGTTTTCGGGCGGGAAAGGGCTGGACGACTTTCGCAAATCGATGCTGTTGCGCAAAGACATTGTGTCGATACACCATATTCCAAATAGTCGGACCATTTGGCCCGAGGTTGAAATCAAGGGGGGCGTCAACTATTTTTATTTAGACAAATCGCACGATGGACTCACGGAATTCTCGAATGATTCGCTTAGCACTCATAAAATCGAATTGGACAAATACGACATTTTGGTGCCCGATACCAAGGCGTACCCTTTGATAAACAAAGTGATCAAATACCCTTGTTTAGGTGAACTGTATTTGTCGACAAGTCATTTTGGAATCACCACCAACTTTGAACACTACCAAAACAAACCCATGGCAAATTCGGTGAAGTGCTACGTCTCTGCGAAGAAGGGCGAGGAAAAATATGTAAATAAGAAATACATCAAGAATGCATACGATTTCTGGAAAGTGTTTACGCCCCAGGGGTCAGGAAAGGGGGGCGACGGGTTCGGCAATCTGATTATTGGTTCGCCGAAAGAAATCGCGTCGCAGACCTATTTTGGATTCAAAGTGGATTCATTGGTCGAAGCCAGATCACTCAAATCCTATTTGGAAACGGATTTCGCCAATTACATGTTGAGTTTGCGGAAAATCGACCAGCACATTAGCGAGTGCACTTTGAACTGGGTGCCGTTGCCACCGCTTGACAGAGAATGGACGGACGCCAAAGTGGCCAAGTATTATGGATTAAGTGCAAACACTCATTTTGGAAAGACGAGGCGAGTCAAGGTTTCTCTCAATAAAACAATGAAGAGAAGGTAATTATTTTTACAATAATATTAGACGGTTATTGCCTAATATTATATGGAAGACGCTTTACAACTGTTTAAAAAACCGGAAAAAGAATTTTTGAAAGACAAAGAATGTTTGATATGTCTGGAACCGATGGATCTTGAAATGAACCAAATTGAAATGGACCAAATTGTTATGTTGCCGTGTGGATGCGCCAATTCGGCGTACCACATTCCGTGTATTCTCCAATTATTAGCATCGGGCGAAAATAAGAACTTCTGCCCACACTGCAAAACCGTATACAATCTTTTTTTGAAACAAGTTATACCCGTGAGTCCGATACACATAGAACAATTGCATCAATTCACCCACATTCTGCTGGTTCATCTGATATCAAATACCTTAATGAATATCATCAATATTTGCGTATCCAGGAGTTATCCTAACTACAATCGTGAAGCGGAATTCCAGGTATTGATATTGTTTTATTTTTTGAAATTATTTATAAATTTTTCCATGTTAGTGTATGCAAAAAATGATTTTGAGAGAATCGAAACGGTTTTGGTTTATAGCTATGTTTACCAAACGGTTCTCATCGGATTGTTGATATACATCTTGGCAAAAATAAAAAATGATTCTTTTATGACCGCGTTGTTGGTAAACAATTTATTATTTGGAATTACCGATTTGGCTTATCGATTCATCGTAGAATACAAATTGCGAAACCGAGTTGCAAATGGATAAGGTTTAAGACCTTAGTGCCATTTGGCGCCATAATTTTACAAGCATATTGTCAATATATTTATTAATTTCTTCGTTGGTACCGATGCTTTCAACTAATTTATTATATTTTTTTTCAAGTTTTGAATTATTCACAAATGTTTTATATATATGTATTTTGTATTCGTTATCGGTTAAATCACGAGTTGGCATTCCAGATATTTCGCCATTTTTAATACAATGATCTCTTGGTAGATTTTCTAAAAAGTTTAACGTAGCTTTCGTATTTTGTAAAACATATTCCCACGCGATATCACATTTTTCACAAACAACTAAATATTCTGGTTCTTTTTTACTTGTTCTGGTATTATTGCGCTCAACACACATTATATTGTTACACTCGGTACACAAATCACTGCATAGCAAAGATGTTATGCTTTTATAAAAGTAGTTGTGATATCCTTCATATAAACATCTATTTATACACGCGGTTGATACATATTGGTGCGGTTTTATATTAATTATATAATGTCGTATTGATTCAAGTTCCTTTATTTTTTCTTCTAATTCTTCGTCGGTTCCCTGAAAATTTTCTCCAGCATAAATGTTCATTTTTATAAGTTTATAAATTCAAATATTTATAAATTTAAATTCAATTTTATCCAGGTAAAACCGGTTGTTCCACCATTTTATTCCGAATAATATAAATGGATGATATAACCAACAGAGAAATCTCCGTGGAACTTCGAAAAATCATTGGAACGTCTTGCGTTTGCACACTGTAATAAACCCACATGCTGGATGAACAAATGTTTAGGATACAAAACAAGAGAGATAAACTATTGGTGCTTTTGTTCTTGTACAAAAGATACATGAAAATAAACCGACCCACAACCGATAAAGAGATTGCCGTGTAAGGTATGGTTTTCAGTTCGTTCATTTACAAAACATAAAAAATAATTTTTATGTTTTTATTACAGAAAGAAACTTACATTTTTCTAGACTTTCTTTTTATTTGTTTCCTATTTTTTCTTCTAGACTTTATTTTTGTTTGTTTCTTAGATTTTCCACCTGTTTGAATTATAAAATAATTCTTTTTCAAAAAAACTGGTATACCATTTGTTATTGGGGTATTTTTATCTTTTTTATCATACACCAAAATATCTGTCTTTGTTTCGATTAGGTTAGAAGATAAAAAACTCTTTTTGTATTTTTTTTGAAAAACAACCAGCACTTCATTACCGGTTTTATCCATGTACGTGAACTCATTTTGGTTTTGGTTTCGTTCTCTGTTTATATCATGTATTTGTTCTTTAGTTAAATCTTTGGGTTTTAATTCAAAAGAATCGAAAGTGTTTGGGTTTATAATACTAATCAGAATATAATATCCAAAGTATTTTTTTTCCGTACGGCCAAACCATTTTGTTATTTCTGTTGACCCAGCTTTATATGGTTGTTTATCAGTTTTGAATCCATAAGCCAAACTTTCTTTATAATTTCGTTCATTTGTTAGCGCTTCATCTTTTCTCATTTGATGATTCATTTCTTTTTCTATTTTTTTAGTTTCAGCATCTGCTTCGATTTCTCGTTTTTCGTGTGCCGCTTTTATTTCAGCTTGCAGTTTTCTGTGTTCCGCTTCTTCTTCGATTTTTCGTTTTTCGTCTTCCGCATCTTTTTCGATTTTCAGTTTTTCGTTTGCCTGTTCGGCTTTTATTTTCTCAATTTCTGTCTGGGTTTTTTCTTCATTATTGACTTTTCCAACCGTTGTTAGTCTTTTGATTTCCGAATTCTTCAAGTTTTCAACATCTATTTGTCTTTTAGCAGCCTCTTTTGAAATTTCTTGAGTGCGTTTTGCAAGATCGCGAACAATACCAACAACAGAGGATGCTGTTTGCGCGCTGGCAGCGATAGCTTCTCCTACTGCGGTGGATGTGACTGCGGTTGTATCTAATGCAGCTGTTCCAACTGTTTCAGCTGTCTTTAAACTTGCAGATGCGAGTGCATCTGCTGTTTTAATGGCTTGATTTGTTGTGTTTGCTACGAGGTTAATCGTGTTCTTACCAATATCAATTACAGCTTGACCTGACATTTACTATAATATATATATTATATTT